TTATCAAGGAGTGCAGTAACAGTTTCCCGTAGTTCTTCAATACGATGCGTTATTAATATTGATCGAGTTGCGTCAGAGGCTTTACCTTCTTTCCAAGCAGCATACACTGGCTCAATAAGCTGAATATAATGTGCTTCTTCAGAAATCGATAGCTGATGATCGTAGAAGTCATATGGCGTATCAAATTTTAGAGTATCTGTTTCTACACAAAGTTTGCCAGTGTAGCTTGGCATTCTAAAAAAAGTTTCGTCAAGGTCAAATACCTGAAGTATCTTTACTTTGTTCATGGTTGTATGTTTACAATATCTTTTATTGATAAATAATAAAAAGTTTTAATCTAGGTGAAACAAAAGTTCATAAAACTATTCGAAGAACACACAGCAGACACTGCTCCAACCTGGACAGATATTCGCGATACTATTCAAATGAAACGTCCATTTGTCATCATTGTTTTTAGAACAGTTGCTAGTTTTAAAGAGGCAGTAGCATCATATTTTAGCGAAACTAGTTATATTAAACAGACCGCGATTATTAACAATAACGGAGAGGCTACTAAATATCCAAGTATATTTCTAGCGTTTGACCGAGATAAAGATTATCGATCTGAAGTTAAGAGCATATATGAAAAATTCGATATTAAACAAATAATTGTTGGTAAATCTGGTGCTGAATATTCTACGCTATATGCACAAGACGGAACTTCAAGTGATTTTGGAAACGAGATTGTTTCAACACTAAGTTCAGACGAATTTAGTACCGAAGATCAATTCAAGATCGAATCGACATATTACCATTTTATCGAGTTCGAAGGATAAACTTTAGCTTCTTTTTGAGTATAATACTTTAAAGTTTATAACATGAGCGAGACAACAGCTAAAGAGACTAAATCTAATATATCCGATAAGTTTCAAAAGAGACGCACTGAAGTCTCTAAGGACATTTATACAAATATTAGTAATCTTTCAAATCTTAAAACTTTAAAAGAAGCACAAGTTAATATGTTGTCCCTAAGACAACGTTTACTTGAGGACAGCCATGGTCTTCTTGAACATATTACTCTATTACGTAAACGGTTTAGAGATGAGAAAGCAGATGCCATGGAAACTATCTCTAAAAACATGCAATTGCGTTACCAGGCAAACGAAAAGAATATTGTAATTGATGGTAAAACCTCAACAACTAAGGAATATCTTGAAATCTTCGAAAATCAAGTCTCATTCTATAACGAATCTATCAAAACAATTGATAGCGTCATCTTTGGTATAAAAACTCGTCTTGACATCGAGAAAACTCTAGGACTCTAAAAAAATCTGCCATGGATTGTTACTCTTTTCTCTTACTCCAGATAAAAAATTTATTAAGCTAGTTGATTTTAGTTTAAATTCAGAGCGCAGTGACCTATTCAAATTCTTCAAACGTAAGTCTAAAAAGGCCGCATTCAATGTTCTAGTAGAACGCGGTATCTGGGACGGACTTGATCCTTTTATCACAAAGGATGGACTTATTGCAGTCGGTCTTTGGAAAGAAATCTATAATTTTGCAAATCGATATGGTTATGATTGTCAAATCGAAGGAATTGACGAAATGCTAAGTCTAGGACTTGACCGTGACAAATATATTAAGTATGTAAATCGTCTATTAGATGGAGTAGTAGATGAAAAAGGACTTCCAATTGTTCCTAGAGATTATCAACTCGAAGGAGCATATCGTGCTATTAAATATAAGTTCTGTACACAGGAACTTGCAACCTCTTCTGGTAAAACTCTTATTTTCTATATCTTTAATTCATTTTTACGTGATGCCAAGAAAGTAGACGCAATACATAAATCACTACTTATTGTTCCAAATATCTCACTAGTCGGTCAGACTGCTGAAAAATTTGAATTATATTCAGTTGGCCAAACTCCATGGAAAATATGCACAATCGGTGGAGACGATAGATTTAATCAAAAAGATTTTGATAATGCCGAGATAGTTATTTCAACCTATCAAAGTTTACAAAACCTAGATCCTGCAATATTTAAGAACTTTATTACAGTATGTGTCGATGAAACACATAAGAGCCGTGGCAACGTTATTCGAGAGATATTAATTAATTGTACTGAATGGAAATATCGACTAGGTCTTTCAGGAACTGTGAAAATTGAAGAGCAGTTTTCTGATTTCTTTAGGGTTCAGGAAAATGTTGGCCCACTAGTGATGATTCTTTCAGCAAAACACTTAATTGACCATGGATATTCTCCAAATATTGAAATTCAAATTGTCAAACTCCAATATAATAGAGCTGATGAATATCTACAAAAGTATTGGGCATTGAAGAAAGATGGCCGATCGATGTATAAAGATGCCAAAGACTATGGCCGAGACATGCTAGCTATCGAAAAGGGTTTTATCTTTGAAAGCAAAGAGAGACTCGATTATATTAATGATCTCGTCAAAAGTTTCGGTAAAAATACACTAATCCTTTTTTCTGACGTTAAAAATGGCTACGGTAAAAAGATTCAAGAAAAATTATTGGAATGGAATCCAAATACCTTCTATATTGATGGCGGTGTCGAATCACTCGATCGTGATACCTTTAAAGCAATGATGGAAGCACAGGAAGATGTTATAATAGTTGCAAGTTTTGGAACATTTTCCACCGGAATTGACCTTAAACGTGTGCATCATATTGTTTTTGCCGAATCGACTAAAGCTGAAATAACGATTCGTCAGTCTATCGGCAGAGGCATGCGTAAGCTTGCTGAAAAGAATGAAGTAATTGTTTGGGATCTAGTAGATCAACTCGATGGTTACATGGTTAAACACGCAGAAAAGAGAGAAGAAGTATATAAGGACCAAGAATTTAAAATTTCAAAACAAGAAGTAGACTTATGCAAACTTTCGTGACTCTTTATATATCCAGCTTTCTGGATATCCATCATCCTGTAAAGTATTAATACAGTTCTCAATATTTAGTAGAGCCGTGTGTAGTTCAGATCCTCGTATTACTTCCGGCGCTATTTCCTGATTAAAATAATAATTTAGTAAAAGACTAATTGCCTCCCTTGTTATTTCTAAAGAAGTTCCTTTAGCTTCTCCATATCCTATGAATCGATTAATAGTATTCGAAATAGAATCTGCACCAGGGTGAAACTCATTGAGCTTAAATTTATAAATATGCTTCATTATGGTTATTTATTACCATTTAGTTTTTCAGACTCTTCAATACTATCAAAGATATCTTCAAGCTTTTTAATAATTGGGTGTCGAACAATATCCTCTCGACCCAATTTGACAATTCCTATTTCAGGAATATTGTTAAAATGCTCTATTAGAATTTCAAGAGCACTTTTCTCTCTTTTATTAACTGACTTCTGTTTGATATCACCTAGGAAAATCATTTTTGAGTTGTTTCCTATTCGAGTGATTAGCGTTCGTAGGTTGTCTTTTGATATTTGCTGAGCTTCATCTACTATTATTATCGAGTCATCTAGTGTTACGCCTAGTGCAAATTTAATGGGTAAAATTTCAATTATTCCTGAACTCTTCAGTTGTTCAGTTGCCGCTTTTCCAATAACCTTATGAAAGTTACTGATGAATGGGTACATGTACATCTCCATCTTTTCTTCTAGCGTACCTTTTAGGTAACCAATCTCCTCGTCCTTTGGCACATTCACCGACTTAATTAAGACGATTTTGCGATAGGTCATCGATTCTTCTTTAATAAATTTCAATGCTTTTGCACATGAAAGATAGGTTTTACCTGTTCCTGGAGGGCCAATTATTACTGAAATTACTTTTTCATCAATTGCTCGAAGAACTTCCTTTTGTGCATTAGATCTACACTTAATTTCAATTCTACTGGACATAATCTTTGCCGAAAGTAAATTCGTGCGCTCACTGTCCCAAACAGAAAAATCTTCATTTTCCTCTCTAGATAATTTTTTTCTGGTTTTTGCCATCTTATCAGTATATTTTAGCTGCGATCACTATACCAAGTATTATTTTAGCATAGTGTAATTTAAAATTTAAAAAAGACTTCAGTATTTCTCTCTGTTTTAAGGTAAGCTGAGATTCGCGTAATTGAGTGAAACTTAATTTTTGTATTGCTAATAAATGTGATGTAGAAAAAGTAATATTGTAGATTTCACACATGTCTTGTAGCACTTCGATAAATGGCGAATCACTAAGGTTACTTAATTCTAATAGATCGATGAATTTTCTACTCTTTTTGATAGCGACAATTTTATCTTTTATTAGATCGCTCTGTAGACTTCCATCTAAGCATTCTCGAACTGAGTTTAATATTTTAATTTTATGGGAAATATCTTCAATATCGAAGATGTCATCTCTATCAAATACTATCTGAATTTCAGCGTCGTTTTCAGTGTAATAAAAGGTCAGACTACACTGTGTTCCTAGGGTGCCTAACGCTTTCAGTAGCATTGGCGCTACATCTGGTTCTGAATCGTCTTCTTCCAGCGTTATTTTATACTCAGTAAATGGAAATGATTCCATAAATGGAAGTATATTATATAACTCTGAAGTTTTATCTAGTGAACGTTTTTCACTCATACAAAACCTGTTTTTATTATATATTTCGAAGGCCAAAGATTCACGTATAGATTTAGAAGAAATACTTTTATTTTTTTAAAAATATTTAGTATAATATTACATATGGAAGATACGACACGCCAAATTAAAAAACTTGATCTTAAGCAAAATGCAATAAAGATCTTAATCAACAGTATATATGGTGCATTTGGAAATAAGTGGTTCTACTTTTATAATCCGGATATTGCTCAGTCAATTACTCTTCAAGGCCAAGACCTAATTAAATTTTCAATTAAGGCAGTAAATCACTATTTTCAAGAAAAGTGGCACTTAGATACTGAATTGCACAAGACTTTAGATATTGATCAATATGTTATTCACCAGGTCACAGAAGAGTCTGCAATCTACACAGATACTGACTCAATATATGTTCAATTTGATTCTGCGCTTAGTTCAATAGAGGGCATCATGTTAACTCGAGATGAATCATTGAAATTATGTGTCGCCATCGACCATCATCGACTTTCTAACTATTTTGATGTGTGTTTTGAAAAATATGGTCGAGTATTTAATACCAAGAATCGTCTTAAGTTCAAGCTTGAAAATCTATCTGAGTATGGTATTTGGTTGAAGAAGAAAAACTATGCAATTAAAGTAGCATACGACCCAAATCCAGCAATGGAACTAATGGCTCATGAAAAGAGATACTTAGTCATAAAGGGATTAGATTCAATTAAAGGTTCATATCCAATCTGGGCAAGAAAAAAACTTGTTGCTCTTACTGAATATGTCATGGAGATAGGAAAGACTCTAGATCTTGAACGTGATATTCTTCCTAAACTAAAGAAATTAAAAGAAGAATTTAATGGTCTATCAATAGATGAGGTTGCTCTAAACTTTAAAATTACAGTATTTGATAAGTATATTGATAATATTGAAACCTGTTCTTTAAGAAAAGGAATATCAATATTTGCAAGATCTGCTGCATATTATAATCATCTTCTTATTAAGACTGGTTTAAATGTAAAGTATGCTCCGCTCAGAGAAAAGGACAAGATCAAATTTTATCACTGTGCACCAAATGAACATAATTTTGATATATTTGCCTACTCTCCTGCAAGTTTTCCAGCAGAGCTTGCCGTACCGATCGACATGAACCATCAGTTCTTTATGTTAATTATTGAACCTGTAAATAAGTTACTTGCTGCCATGAAAGTTGGTGCAATAGACATACATCTAAAACGTAGTATCGATGTAATAACCGTAAAGAGTAAAAAACCATTAACTGACGATCAGATATATCCTCTTTATGTAGTTGACCAGGAGTCACTAGCATCAGTAGAAGTTCCAGAAAAGTTTTGGAAGATTATTGGTAACCCTGATGCAGATATTCCAGAAAGCGATTTTGCTGAGTACTTATCGTTAATAACTACCTATGGTCTAAATTCAATAATAGTTCCAAAGTTTGAACTTGAAAAATATCTCAAGCGTATAACTAAAAAGAAAGCAGTTTCTCTTAGTAAACTCGAAGAGGATGACGAAACCGAAGATTAATGTTTAACTTGGAAACGGCATATTCGGTAACTGACTTCTGCCAAGACGTTCTTAAAAAACGTTTTCCTGGAGACGTGATTCGCCAGCAGATAAATGACACCGACTCTGATAAGCTTAATTTTGCGTGTCCCTATTGCGGTGACTCAGAACGTGACCCAAATAAAAAACGTGGAAATCTATACCTGTCTACCCAAACATATAAATGCTTCAATGATGGCTGCGCAGTTTGGATTAAACTTGAAAAATTTATATCTAATTTTGCACAAAAATATCAACTTGGTGTTCCTGGAGTAAGCACCAAACGACTTGAATATAAACCGGTTACTTCAACAAAGAAGCGAGGATTTTTAATTGAATTTCTAATTAATCGAGAAGTTGGTCAAAAACTGCTAGTCTTCAATGACTTAATTCGTCGATTTGCACTTAGTCCATGTTCAGGAGCTGATCCTGGAAGTCCAATTGGATTATTTGTTGACAAACGAAAGATTAATCACCTTCCAGTATTTGAACAAAGTTGCTATTATGATTCACGAGAAGATAAAATTTATCTTTTTAATCTTGACCTTAAGTCAGGTAGGGTACTTGGCTTTGCCATTCGATACATTGATGATAACTATCCTGGACCAAAATATAATATCAAAAATTACACTGATTTTAAGAAGACTGGTCTGCTTAGTGATTTAGAAGACGAGTTCATAACTGAAGTCAATTCAATAAATAACTATTTTAATATCCTAAATATTAATTTCACTCAAATAATTACAATCACTGAGGGACAAATTGATGCAATGTTTGTTCGAAACTGCTTAGCAACAACTGGCGTAACAAAAAGCAAACAATTGTTGGCCAGCCTAGTAACTAAGGCGAACTCACGAATCTTATTCGATAATGATAAAGCCGGAAAGGAACAAAGTCTTGAATTATTAATGAAAGGATACACTGTATTCTTATGGTGTAAAATAACGCATGACTTGCGTAAAACATACCCGACCGCTGCTAAAATTATTCGCGATGAGCTCAAAGATATTAATGACCTATATCGATTCTTACTTATTCGCGATTCTAAGCTAACCTTTGACTCGTTTAATGACTTTCTGGATAAATACTTTTCAAATTCTGCATTCGATCTAATGCTTGTTTAATAAATAATAAAAATATTAGACAAATCATGAAAAGAATCATGTCACTTAACGAATTCTCAAATTGCAATACAAGTGGCGCGAATCCAGCGGATGATTCAGTACTTGATGAATTAAATCTTGATGAAACTATGCTTGATGCGTTAGTTGAACTTGTTGGTTCTGAAGAAGAAGTTGCAGAAGCGGCAGAAGCATCATTTAATGACTTAACCAATTCTTTTGAAAAGAATGAGCTTGAAATGAAAGAAGAAGATGTTCCTGAAAAACTTGCAATCGCCGCCTTAATTGTTAAATTAGTTGAACTTGGTAAAATTGGTCCAGAAGAAGCTGATCAGTTTATTGCAGATCACTTAGAAGATTAAGTGTTATTTTCTCTTGCCACTGGGTATAGAGCCAAAAGGAGCCAACTCGGCTCCTTTTTTAATATATAATAATATATGGCAAAAACGGAAAGAGACATACACGACTTTTTAAAACCTCAGAATGGTCGAGTCAAGCAAGGGTATTTTACTCCGCGTAACCCACACAAATATAGAGGAGATCTCAGTAAAATAATATATCGTTCAAGTTGGGAACTTAAATTCTTAAGCTATTGTGATCAGAACGACGCAGTAATTGAATATGCATCAGAACCAGTAGGCATAAAATATGCGAATCCAATTCTAAAGAAGGAAAGTACTTACTGGATTGACTGCTATATGAAAACTAAGAATCATGACGGGTCTTTTACTAAGTGGTTAATAGAAGTCAAACCAAACAAGTATTTGACTCCACCGGAACCCCCAAAGCGACTTACTGAGAAACAGACACTAAACTATGCTCGTCATGCAAAAGCATATATTATCAATAATGCAAAGTTCGCGGCTGCTAGACTCTATGCAGGTAAAAACGCAATGCGCTTCGGGATAATAACCGAAAACTTTTTATTCAATAAGGTGTAAAATATCTAAAGTTTAGCAGTTTGAAGAAATTTGAAGAAATAGAGAAAAATAATGGTCAATTTGATCTAACTCAAGTTGCAGAAACTTTTGGAGTCATTCAGCGTCGCGACCAATTTATACCTGGTAGATTTTATTCTCTTAATATTGTCAGTAATGTTCCTAACTTAACAGAAGAAATAGTTCCTCAGCTTGCTAGCGGCAAACCATACTATGATTTACGTCCATGTGGATTAGTTCTATTCCATGATAATTGGAAAGAAGCTACGCTTATTCTTAATTTAAGAACAATGCCAATTCCAGTTAGTGCAAAACTGTTAGAGGCATACTATGAATTTTCTGCAAAGAACGGATTTCAGAACTTGTATCGAGATGGTAAACTTATGCCATTGACTGACCGACAATTAATAGATCAGCGCTTCTATTTAGTGAACACGACTATTCTGAGCCAGACTATTGGTTTTTCTAACTTAAACTATTCAATAAATAAATATAATATAGATGATATCGCAGAAGCTCGATTAATAGATTGGGATAATTTTGGAATGATGGTTCGACCTAGGTTTTCCCAGGTCGGGCTTTTCCCAGATAACCTTAGCATGGAACGAGTTTTCGAAGAGTTTATAGCAAATTCAATATAATAATTAATAACATATGAGTGGATTTTTAGACACACCAAGAGGGCGATCTAGTGGTAAATTAGCTGGACTAAGTAAATTCGGTACAAAATACGAAGACTTACTTCTTAAAAACTCGCAAGCAATTGGTTTCATTGAGAGCCAAATTGCATCTCGATCAACTCGACTAGGTCCTGGTGATGATTTACTTAAATTCTCAATGGCAATTGCCGATACTACTTCACAGCTTCGATCAAAGGCAATTGCCTTCTTTCAGTTGGATTACGTAGTAAAGCGTGAACGTCTTCGTGACGTTGCATCAAATGGTGAAATCGAATTTATCCTTGAAACAATTGTAGATGATATGATTGTAAACGATGATGAAAATCGTTTTTGTTATGCGACCGACTTAACTGGAAAAATCATGTATCGTGGATCTACTAAAGAGGAACGACTTAATTTCCAAGAGAAAGTAGTAAAGAGACACGTTGATAATTTCGACAAGATGTATAATGCTTGGGGATTTAATGGCGGTATTTCTGCATGGCAGTATGCATTCCAATTCCTAGTAGAAGGTCACCTGTGTTTTGAAATCATATATAACGATTTACAGAAACCAACTGAAATTATTGGTTTTAAAGAACTTGACCCTGCAAGTATTGCACCACAGTTACAAAAAGATGCAAAAGGCAAGCTTTTCTTACAGTGGTTACAATATGACCAATCAAATGGAGGAACTAGAGTATTAAATGACTCACAAGTCATCTATATTTCATATGCAAATCACTTTAGAACAAAACGTGTTTCATTTGTTGAACGTTTGATTCGGTCTTTTAACTTACTTCGGGTTATTGAACATAGTAAAGTTATTTGGCACGTAATGAATGCGCCAATTCGTTTGACTACAACTGTTCCAGTAGGTTCTAAGAGTTTACAAAAGAGTCAAGAAGACGTTCGTGAATTTATGAACTTATTAAAAGAAGATATAGGATTTAATGGAGATACTGGTGAATTAACAGTTGATGGTAAACCAAATATTTTATTTTATAAGAATTATGTTCTACCTCAAAATGATCAAAATCAATCTGTAAAAATAGAACCGCTACAGATGCCTGGACCAAACTTGTCTGGTTCTGAATTACTAAATTACTTCTATAAGAAATTAAAAATGGATTCGAAAATCCCATATTCTCGTTGGGAAGGTCAAAGTGGCATGGGAGCATTTACGCTTAATTCCGAAGGTATTAGTCGTGAGGAAATTCGTTACCAAAAATTTATTAAACGGTTACGTTCTGCATTCTCAGAATTGATGATTAAACCGTGGTACTTACAAATGTGTTTAGATTTTCCCGAATTAGTCGATGACCATAAATTCGTAAATGCAATCGGTATTACTTATCATAATGATAATGTATTTGAAGAAATTAAAGAAAATGAAATTGAAGCGAAACGTATAGCATCGTTTACTGCTAAGAAAGGAATCACTAAAGATGACGGAACACCATTCTTCTCAACTGAGTACTTGATTCGTAAAGAACTTAAAATGACTGAATCTGAAATTGAAGCAAATCAACAGTGGTTTGATTCAAAAGAGGAAGATGAACCAGATGCAGTTGCTGGTCCAGCAGGCGGTGGAGCAGCAGGCGGTGGAGGAGCAGCAGGCGGAGCAGCCGCAAGTGCTCCAGCAGAAGGTGGTTCTGAAACGATTGAAGGTGGAGAAACAAAAGGCACTGGTCAACTCTAAATAACCGATTTACTTACTCTTATTAAACAACAAAATCCCCAATTGGGGATTTTGTTGTTTAATCGTAGAAGATTGAGAGTGGATTTTTAAGCTCCGGTATATCTATGAGTAGGACAAATATTTCACGGCCGGCTCGATCATCTGAATAGGATGCTGGACGAACTCCAATATTTCTTTTTCTAGCTTCGCCAACATACTTGTTAATTTGTCCGCCTGCTTCTTTAGTAAGAGCAAACGGATCAATTGTAAATTCAAATAGGTACTTTTCGACATCTAGTCCAAAATCAGGTTCTCCAAGAACTTCTCCTTTTTTAGTGAATAGAGTCATCTTAATCTGCTGTAGAGCAGACTCAAGGTCCTCGTGCACTTCGAGTTGTTCTGGTCGATATGCTGGGTCAGTTTCAGGTCTAAGATAAAAATCTCTAAGTTGCGACATAGTTAATCCAAATATTAATTATTGATGATAAAGAAGCATCCAATCGGGAGTGTTTTCTCCCTTCATCATTGCTTTAACCTCGTCCATCTCCTTTTCAGCAGTAGTTGTGATATTCTGATAATTTACAGTAACGTCTCCAGGCAAAGTATAATTGAATGTTTGTAGCATATGCGCAAGTCTTACTTTTGAGTGAGCACGAACATATCTTTGAAACACCTCATCCTCATATAATTTATCTGGTTCAAGTTTTTTATAAACTCGAAGAACTGAATTAGCCGGTGGAGTTCTACCTAAAACTCCAAGCATTTTAGTGTTCTTATTATAATCATATGCAATAGAGTCAATCATAAAACTTTTAGTAAGATCTAAGAATGAGAAAAGAACAGTACGATATACTAAACTTTCTCCAACAAATGGAGTCAAGTAGATTTCAGATCCAATAAATTTTTGTTCACCAAAATCTCGATCAATTGTTCCAAACATTGAAACTCCGCGTGCTTCTTTAAAATCAACTACAAATTGTACACAGTCTGGTAACTGAATCTGTCTAAACTTTTTGAATGTTGCATTTTTAAACAGCTCAAGAGGTAATAATAAGTATCTGCTCTCTACTGCATGTCTCCAATTATCCCAAAAATATCGACAGTCATTTTCGATGATACGCTTAATCTCTTTTTCTGGAAGAGAATATGGTAATGCACCAGAGAAGGTGATTTCATTATTAATATCTTCTATAAGTTCTTTTTCGCTCATCGTTAGTTTATTGATTTGATCCCGGTCCGCCACCTGAGCCATCGTCACTGAATCTAACACTAGATTTATCAACATCGACTGTAAAGCCTTTGTCTCCTAGCATTCTACCCATTGCCCGCTGGTTCTTTTTTGCAATAACTGCATCCTGTTTACCTGCACGTTCCATTGATTTATGCATCATCTGGCCAAGTGCTTTTTGTTTTAATTTCTTTTTCCAGTCACTATGAAAAATAAGATTCATAGCTCTGGTAATATCGATATCCTCAATGGTTCCAGTATATCTACCAGGATTTCGAGCAGCTTTTTCATTTGCAAGTTCCTGTGCGATTGCCATTACTGAAGTATAGACTCCAGCTAGAGCGCTTTGTACCATGCCAGTAAAGTTAGTCGGGTAAACGACTTCTTTTGTTGCCTCATTAATGAATTCCTGGTATGATTTTAATCTATTTTCCATTATGCTGTAGTGACAGGCGCAGCAGCTTTTGCAGCTTCTGCTTTTTGTTGTTCTTCTTGCTGTTTGGTAGAAGCGGCAGCATCATATGCAGTCTGTAACTTATTAAGTTCATCCTGTTTCATAACTGTCTGCTTTTGTAAAGTCAATAATTCATTCTTCTTTAGTTGAAGAGCATCATATTGAGTTCTTAGTGCTGGATCATTTGGAATAGGGTCAGTCGCACCTTCTTCTTGGACCATTTGTGGATTTGCGCCAATCTTTAATTCAGGAGCAGCCTCTTTTTCTGCGGTTTTCATGAACTTCTTAAAACTTGAAACATATGATGCTGCCATTTAATTGTATATTTTTATTATTTATAAATTTACAAATTAATATAAACATTATATAATTATAAGG